TATCGCACACTCAGCAATGATGTGCGCGGTTACAATTTGACACAGACAGATCCTGCTGGACCAATCATTTCTGTCACAGCACCCACTGTGCAAAGTGACGATACTCCACTGGTCTATGGTGATCTCTGGATCGACACCAGCGATCTTGAACTGTATCCCGTGATCAAGCGTTGGGAATCAGTTGATGGAGCAGATCAATGGGTATTGATCGACAACACCGACCAGACCACTGAAAATGGTGTGCTGTTCGCTGATTTCCGTTGGGCCACCAACGGTGACACAGATCCTATCACTGCTCCAATTCCTACTATTACCAGTTTGCTGGCCAGCTCGTATCTGGATCCAGATGCGCCTGAATATACATTGTATCCTGCAGGCATGTTAGCATTCAACCTGCGTCGTTCGGGATTCAACGTCAAGAGTTTCCAGGTAGATTACTTCAATGCCACTGAATATCCTGATTTCACAGGCACAGTCACTGACGCATGGGTCACTGCCAGCGGATTGAAAAATGATGGATCACCTTACATGGGTCGCAAAGCAGTGCGGAACATGGTGGTGCAGGCCATGAAAGCATCGATAGATGGCAATCAAGATCTGCGCGAAGAACAACGCCAGTTCAATTTGATCGCCACACCCAACTATCCAGAATTGATAGTGAACATGGTGGCTCTCAACAATGAGCGCAATAACACAGCGTTTGTAGTTGGTGACACACCAATGCGCTTGCCTGACACAGCCGACGCTATCACTGCATGGGCGACCAATGCTGGTGGTGCTGGTTTGGACGGCGAAGATGGACTGGTCACAGCAGATCCATATCTTGGCACGTTCTATCCATCATGCCAGACCACAGATTTGACTGGTGGCACAGTGGTGCAACCGCCCAGCCATATGATGTTGCGCACTATCCTGCGTAGCGACGAAGTTTCGTTCCCATGGTTGGCACCTGCCGGCACACGCCGCGGTGTGGTTGACAATGCGTTTGCGTTGGGATATGTCAATGCTCAGACCGGACAGTTTATCTCAACTGCGATTCGTCAAAGCATACGTGATACCTTGTATGAAAACAAGATCAACCCGATCACGTTCATACCTGGCACGGGCATAACCAACTATGGCAACAAGACCGAAGCTGCAACACCATCGGCTCTGGATCGTATCAATGTGGCACGTTTGATTGCATTCTTGCGTGGACGCCTTGAAACCATTGGCAAGAGCTTTGTGTTTGAACCCAATGATCAGATCACCAGAGATGAGATATCCAATGCTATCTCTAACTTGTTGAACGATCTTGTGGCCAAGCGTGGTGTTTACGACTACTTGGTTGTGTGTGATGAATCAAACAACACACCGGCTCGTATCGATCGCAACGAACTCTATGTTGACATCGCAATCGAGCCTGTGAAAGCAGTTGAATTCATCTACATACCAGTGCGTATCAAGAACACAGGTGAGATTGCCGCAGGCGATGTTGCTACCGCAAGCACCGTCTAACGGTATCGCTAGTGCAGAAAAATGGGGCTTTGGCCCCATTTTTTTTGATCTCATCTCAGATAAATAATTGCAATAAGGATTCAGGAGACCAGTATGTCTATCGCATCATTGAACAGAATGACAGTGCCGTTGGCAAGTGATCAGTCAAGCCCAACCCAGGGTTTGCTGATGCCTAAACTCAAGTATCGCTTCAGGGTGGTGTTTGAGAATCTTGGTGTGAGCACACCAAGAACTGAACTCACTAAACAGGTGATCAGTTTCACACGTCCTACGGTGAATTTTCCCGAGATCGAAGTGCCGGTATACAACAGCACTATCTATCTCGCAGGCAAATACAATTGGGAAGCAGTCACATGTGAATTGCGCGATGACGCAGGCGGCAACGTTTCTAAACTGGTTGGCGAACAACTGCAAAAGCAGTTGGACTTCGTAGAGCAGGCTTCAGCCGCTTCAGGTATCGACTACAAATTCACTACACGCTGTGAAATACTGGACGGTGGTAATGGTGCGTTTGCGCCCAACGTGCTTGAAACTTGGGAACTGTATGGTTGCTATTTGAGCACAGTGAACTACAACGATTTGAACTACGGTGAGAGTGCCGCAGTCACAGTTTCCATGACCTTGCGTTATGACAATGCCATCCAGACACCGATCGGTTCTGGTGTTGGTGCTACAGTAGGTAGGACACTGGGCGACGTAGTAACCGGCTAATCAATCATGGCCTTTGGAGCGGACTTCCTCAAGGGGTTCTTTGGAAGCGACTATCTAAAGGACTACACACACGCCAGCAAGACTTTCCGTGCCAACGGATATGAGCTGGCGCCTCGTTTTAAATATCTCTTCCATGTCTACTTCAATCTCAACACCATTGAGATCCCTAAGTTGGCCGAAGTATTCAATCGACAGGAACGAGACAACATTGGACTATTGGTAAAAACAGCACAACTTCCCAACTACAACATCGAAGTTGATACAATGAATCAATACAATCGCAAGCGATTGATCCAGAAGCGCATAGACTACAACCCTTGCCAAATCGTGTTCCACGATGATGGCAGCGATCTGGTGCGGAGCCTGTGGTATAACTATTTCGCATACTACTACAAAGATCCTACTCAACAATATTGGGGTGTGCCCGTCACACAAGGCAGCGCCGGCCAGAGCGGCAATGGCGGTGATCCCAAACTCAGTTACAACGGTCGAGACATCTACAACGATCAACGCACTGTGAACGACTGGGGTTATGTTGGTGAGAGTTACAGTGATGGTGTGTCGGCACCCAATGGTAAACCACCATTCTTCCGCGACATCACCATATATGGCATGAGCCAGCATGATTTCTGTGCCTATGTTTTGATCAACCCCATGATCACCGATTTCCGGCATGACACCTATGATTACAGCCAAAACACCGGCACCATGGAACATCAGATGACCTTGCGTTACGAGACAGTGAAATACTATCAAGGCAAGATCGATACTTCTCGGCCCAGTGCCAACATCAAAGGATTTGCCGATCCATCACGCTACGACACAGTCCGCAGTCCTCTGGATCGGTTGGGCAACAACGCGACCATATTGGGACAGGGTGGTTTAGTAGACACAGTGGGAGGCATAGTGAACGATCTACAGTCGGGTTCTGTATTGGGCATTATCGGTGCCGTGCAAAAAGCCGGCACTGCCTATCAGACTTTCAAGGGCAAGAATCTCCAGAGCATAGTGCGCAACGAAGCCAATGCCGTGGTGCAGGATGTGATCCGAGGACAGTTACCGGGTGCAGTGCGACAAACAGCCAATGCTGCCGACGGATTTTTCTTCCCCAAAGTTCCAGTTCAACAGAATTCCACTACCACTGATCCGGCTTCGCCGAGAACAGCCGAACCTACTCTTTCAGGACCTGCTACTCAGGCAGTGCCTACAGAATTCACACGCACCGGTAGAACCATACAGCCTGTAAATCAACAAGTAAATAACAACATACGATGAGCACAGTAAATTACACCGATCCAAGACTTGACATGACTGTCAGGGTGTTTGATAATTTTTACGTATTTGCCGTAGAAGTTCCTGTGGATCAATATGATGCAGTCTACAGTTATTTTGCCAGGGTTTTCAAAGACAAAACCGCGGCAAAAAATTTCACGGTGAGTCTTTTCCAAGTGGCCGATTACAGCAGACGTCCTGTGCTGGAATTGCTCCAAGAAATACAAGGACAAGATCAGTTACAACTGACATCTACCTTGTGTTACTATCTCAACAATCAAAGAAGCAACTCCACGCTGTTGGGTGTGAATGCCGTGGTGCAACCTAACTTCTATGCGGCCCGCAATGTGCTACCATGAGCCGCAACTATGCACAGGGATTTTTTGAAGTCCGCAATCCCAACAAATATCTAGGCAAAGGCCGACCCAAATATCGTTCGGGTTGGGAACATGCTTTCATGCGTTTCTGTGACAACAACGATTCCATAGTGGGATGGGCCAGCGAGAGCATTGCTATCCCATATCGCAATCCGCTCACAGGCAAGATGACCAACTATATTCCTGATTTCTTGGTGCAGTATCGCACCCGAGACAGCAGAGTGATCACTGAACTGATCGAAATCAAGCCCAAAAAGCAAAGCATCCTGGAAAGCAAGGCCAGTGCCCGTGACCGTGCCATAGTGGCAGTGAACTACGCCAAATGGGATGCCGCTTCGAAGTGGTGCCGCCGCCAAGGTATCCAGTTCCGGGTGATAACCGAAGACGACATCTTCCGCAACGGTAAAAAATAAGCGGTAAATACCGCATGACAAGAAAATTAGAAGAACTGTTTGATCTGCCTCGCAAAGAGGATGAATCCATAGACGATCAAACTCCCTCCGAACCTGCCCTGCCTGTATTGCCCGAAACTCTGGCCACTCTTGACAAGATCGAGCAAGCATTGCCTGCTGTGCGAGGCCTGGAAGCATCAGACGAAGAAATGGACGAATTGGCCGGCAAGGCACGAGAAAGTTTTGACGATCTCATGGATCTGGGCATGCAGGTAGACAGTCGCTATGCATCAGAGATATTTTCCGTGGCCAGCACCATGCTGGGCCACGCTATCACGGCCAAAACAGCCAAGATGAACAAAAAACTCAAGATGATACAGTTACAGATGCAGAAAGCCAAACTGGATCGCGAGTCCAACGACGGAGACATACCTGTCACAGGCACAGGGCATGTGCTGGATCGCAATGAATTGTTGGAGCGCCTTGTGCGCCGCGAACAACCAAAGAAGCCAGAATAGGCTAAATATGATATAGGGGATTGATATGAAAACTTTCGCAGAATACTTAACAGAATCCAAGCACACATACGACTATCGTATCAAAATTGCTGGAGATATGCCTGAGGGCTTTATGCCCGCATTCAAAGACAAGCTCAAGCAGTTTGATGTAGTGTCAATGAGCGACGTGAAAAAAACACCTGTGCAGAAACAGCTCAAAGATTTTCCACAGTGCAACAATGAATCAATGACTTTCTTTGATGTTACTTTCAACTATCCTGCAACGCCGCCCCAAATCACACAGATAGCAGAACTGTTAAAACTCAATCCCAACAACATCCTAATGCAAGACAAGAAGTATGCAGACAGCATAGATGAAGAACGTGCCAAACAAGATGTAGAAAATAAAAACGTCTTGACGGATACAGATTTTCCTGCACCGGACAAACAGCAACGAGATCTTAAAAAAGATTATTCAGCTGCTCCCAAAGAACATCAAGTAGTGGTCAAGAACGCATACAAGAGTGATTTCACAGTGGCTGGTGGAAAAACACCACCAGCAGTGACCAGCAACGACTTCCCCATGGGCGACACTTCACCGGTGGGAACAAAACAAAACAAGATACCGGCTGTCCACAGCTCTGCCAGATAAGGAAAACAAAATGAACAACATGTATGACATACTAGGAAAAATGAACTTGCTGGAAGGCCGTGGTTCCAAACCAGACTTTTTGGATCTGGACAAAGATGGCAACAAAACAGAACCAATGAAGTCTGCGGCCAAAGAAGTGGATGAAGCCAGTTATTCGGCCAAAGCCGCTCGTGCTGGCAAGGACATTGGCAAGCCTGGCAAGGCATTTGCACAGATAGCCAAGTCAGCAGGCGAACGCTATGGATCAAAAGAGCGCGGTGAAAAAGTGGCCGGTGCTGTGTTGGCCAAACTGCGCAAAACCAATGAAGATGACATGGAAGAAGGCAACCGGTTCACAGGCAATCTTGTCAAGGCTCGTGCCGCTGGCAAGAAAATGGCCGACCTAGACGGTGACGGAGACATGGAACCAGTGCGCGAATATGAATTTGATGATCGCGATGACTTTGATCGCAGAGCCAAATCAGGCGATACTGTAAAAACAACCAAAGGCACGCTGAAGAAAACCGATCGCGGTGTGCAACATACACGTCGTCATGATGACGACAATACAGGCAGTGACGATGACTACGATGAGCACGGCAACCTCAAACCGGGCCGCAAAGATCCCAGTGCCGAAAAGCGTGGACGTGGCCGACCCAAGGGCACCAAGCATGCCATCGGTGCCAAAGGCCCCACAGGCAAGAGCAAATTGCTGAAAAAAGGTGCTATCAAAGAAGGCGATATCGATGGTATTAGTCTCGTAGACAAAGGTGAATACGATCGCGAAGGAGACATGGCCCGTGAACAGTTACACACGGTGATAGATGCAGCCAAAGAACTTCACTCTATCCTCGACGCTGATGAGAATCTGCCAGAGTGGGTGCAGTCAAAGATCACCAAGGCCTTGGACTATCTTGACACAGCACGTGACTATGTCAAGGCAAGTGATGCAGAAGACGCAGAAGAAGTCATGCCCGAGCGCAAACTGTCAAAGCCCGAAATGAACAAGCGCGAAAAGTTTGTGAAGTCAATGAAGAAATCCAAAGGCGATTTTGAAAAGCGTTATGGTGAGCGCGGTGAAGAAGTGATGTATGCTACTGCCACCAAGATGGCCAAGAAAAAAGGCAAAGAGGAAACCGAAGAGTCCACAGTGGCCGGATCGGTGGCCACGGCTCCTGCCACAGGAAAAGGGAAAAAAGGTATGATATTTGGTAAAGGCGTGTATGAAAGCCAGATCACAGAAAGCTACAATCGCAGACTGAGCGAAGTGCTCACAGAAGGCATGAGCATCAACATGTCAGTGGGTGAAAACGGCGAAAAGAATCTGTCTGTGACAGCGTCAGATGACGATGCTGTAAAACTGGCACAGATACTGAAACTGGCTGGCATGGGTTCGGCCGGTGGCTACGAAGAAACATGCCCTGCATGCGGTGCCACACCTTGTGGTTGCGAGCAAATGGCCGAAGGCCAAGAAGATGTGGCCAACGCACCCGAAGCAGAAACACAGACCGCAGATTACATGACCAAGACCATCGCAGGTGGTCTCAACAAGCAAAAACGTGACATCGCAGGCAATGGTCAGACCACTGTGCCTGTCACAGCAGTGCGTGTGCAAGAAGCCGAAGAACTTGAATCACATTTGACCAAACTCTATCAACAATACAAAGCATGATGAAAACTTTCAAAGATTATCTGGCCGAATCAGAACAATGGATGGACAATCCAGCCATAGGTGATGACTTTGCCATCAACATCCAAGAAGATTGCTTGATCGAAAGCCATATCATTGGCGTGGAAGAAGATAGACTGTGCATCGAAGCCGACGCCAAACTGATCAGCATACTAGAAAGTTATGGATACACTGTAGAAGATACCTGCTCTGAATGCATGCAGGAAGCATGCTCTTGCAAAGACATGGAAGAGTCCATGAGCGTGGATGATGTCCTGGTCAGCGAAGATCCCACACAAGAGGAACCTGCTTCGGACAGCCAACCTGGCGCACCAGATGGCACAGCCGCGGATGACCCCATTGGCGAAGCTGAATACCAAGGGCGCAAAGTTCCTTTGGGCAAGCCCATGCGTGGCGATACAAAAAAATTCAAAGTGTATGTTCGAGATCCTGCCACAGGCAATGTTAAAAAAGTAAACTTTGGTCACGGTGGCACCACAGCCAAGCGACTGGGTCAAAAGACAATGAAGATTAAAAAATCAAATCCTGCACGTCGTCGTAGTTTTAGAGCACGTCACAACTGCGATAACCCGGGACCAAGAACAAAGGCGCGATACTGGTCGTGCCGTGCATGGTAATAAGGAAAAAATAAAATGCCCGCAAACGTATATACAACATTAGCCAACACCACAGTCTACACAGACAAACTGCAGATCACCACTGGTGCCAATGTGGTGACCTATCAAGCCTATGCTACAGCACTCGGCAGTGCGGCTGCGGTAGGCAATGTTTACTCCGCGGCAATCAACATACCAGCCAACACTGTGTTTGAAGTTTATTCAGGAGCTGGCAACAAAGTCACTGTGACAGGAACACCCTTTACTGCACTCGAATTGGGAACAGCAAGCTCGGCACAAGAAAGCGTGTTCTAAACATGCGAGCACGTGAGTTTATTGCTGAACGTGACGGCAAGATTGGCGTTCGCCGTCGAGCAGCCACCAAAGGTCTGGTATTATTCAGCGACGGCGAACGTGCCAACAGTGACTACACACTAAATCGTGTGATGATGGCAGTGGCCATGGCTGACGGCTCCGGCGATACTTTAGATATGGATGCCAAAAGCTGGATAGGAAAAAAACGTGGCGCTTATCCTTACACTGAAATTGAGCATGAAATGTTGAAACAAGCATTTAAGGCAGCAGGTGCTGAATATAAAGATTTGAATGCAGGCGACATGGACTCACAAGAAGTTCCTAGTACCAACACACAAAGTCCTATTCAAGCATTCAAAGGCTACCCAAGATGAGAGCCCGTGAGTTTATTGTAGAGCAAGAGGATCTTGCCCCTGAGCAAGCCGGTCCCATGCGACAAACTTATGTGATTCCTGGACTCAGTGCCAGCGACCCTTACAACAACTACAGATTTGGCGTGGCCATGGCTCGAGCCAGGTCAGACTATCGTAAAGATGATGTCAACCCATACATGCCCGAGTGGTCAAAAGAAACAGCATTTGGAGAACATGGTGTTGTGGTTGGCATGAACGCTGGTATAAGACCAATGATTGATGCCGCGCTAAAAATGACCGGAACCAAGGGCGGTAAAAAATTAGTATCAACTCCTGACAGTGGCGAACCAGAATTTGTGGACAAACAAAGTCCCATCAAACCTTTTAAAGGATACCCAAGATAATGGCAAACCCACCACCACCATACAGCGATATAACCGGCATTTCACGTGCCGCAATGAAAGACAATGCTCAGATCACTCTGGCCAACTACTCTGGTAACGCCAGACCTGGGGAACTTGTAGTAAATCTTGAAACAGATCCGCCGTTGTTATATGTAGGTAACAACGTTGGTCAATTAACCCTGGTAGCATCAGCTGTTGCAACAACCTGGGCTACATTGGGCGATAAAAACAATGCCAGTGGTCCTAGTAAGATAGCACTGGGAACCAACGCTGGCATTGTTCAAGGTAACTTCTCAGTGGCCATTGGCTACGCGGCCGGCAACGCACAAGGCATAGATACAGTGGCCATTGGTACGCAGGCTGGAGCCGCGTCACAAGGCAATAATGCAGTGGCTGTTGGTGTGCGTTCTGCTGTAACTTCACAAGGTGTTGGCGCGGTAGCAGTTGGAAATAGTGCCGGATATAACACTCAAGGTATAAATTCAGTAGCCGTTGGCAGTCGGGCTGGTGAAACCCTTCAAGGTGAAAATGCAGTGGCTATTGGTGCAATCGCTGGATTAACCAATCAAGGTATCAATGCAGTGGCCGTAGGCTATGGTGCTGGGGGACAAGGAAACAACACAATAGCCATTGGTACGCAGGCCGGATCCTCGTCACAAGGTACTCAATCAGTGGCTATTGGTCAAAATGCTGGCTTAACTTCACAAGGTACTCAAGCAGTGGCCATTGGAACAGGTGCAGCCGAAACAGGACAAGGTAACTATTCAGTGGCTGTTGGCTACCTTGCTGGTCGCACCTCACAAGCCAACAATTCAATCATTATAAACGCTACAAACGCCAACTTGAATCAAACCACAGCTAATACATTCACAGTGAAACCTGTGCGAGCAGTGACCAGTGTGACTTTTGCCGCACCTACATCGGGCTCAATACCTGCAGGATTTTCTCCCATGTACTACAATCCCACCACAGGTGAGATTATTGTTATAACAACTTAAAATTTTAATATGAAAAAACTACTCCTTTTTTCTTTGATCCAACCACAGGCGAAATAGTTTACTATCAACCCTGAACTAAATAACAACACGGAACCCACGGAAATGAAAATTGCAGATATATTACGCACACTGGCTGCCAATCTAGATCACTCACAAGGCGGAGCCCCAGACCCACGCATTCAAAATCCTGCACAGTTAATTGATGTGGACGTGGTTGGCAGTGATCAAAAGCATTCAAGCCCCAATGGCACAACACCTTCGGGCAATGACAAAGGGCCGGAAGATGTGTTTTTACCACCTTTGCAACAAAAACAAGAACTGCTGAAAAAAGCAGTGGGCGTAGAAAACGTCTACGATGATGGTGGACCCATTGAACAGCACGAAGCAGAAAAAGCGCAAGCAGAAGCCACAGACTCAGAAGAAGAAGACATTGTAGGTCGTATCAAAAAGCTCAGTGGTGTGTCCGCTGCCGCACTACAAGAACTCAGCAACGACGACGTAGTCGACGATTAAGGGGCTCTGACATGAGCTTCATTCAAAATCTTTTTACCAGCAGAGATAACAACGCACAAGGTAACACCTACGTAGGTCAGCAAGATCGCATCTGGTGGAATCCCGACACCAACGCATTCTACTACAGTGATGGCAACACCGCCGGTGGAGTTCCTGTAGGACTTGCCAGTGGTGGCAACGCTACGTTCAACGTGGTGACAGCCAATGTTATCAATGCTGGTGCCGAAATAGTACAAGGCAACATAGTAATTGCTACTTCGGCCACTCTGGGCAATATAGTAATAACAGATCAAACCATTGCCGGCAATGTGGCCA